AGAGTCTTTATCAGAACGAACAATGGGAGGGATTACAATGTTTCTCTTTTTGAGGTAATTGTAAATAATCGTATCCCACATACGAACCTGGGAGAACACATCTGCATAGTTCGCTTTGGCGTCATATGCCATAACGATTGCCAGTTCAATCAGTTTCATCTTGTCTTCCATACGGTCAACAAGTTCCACGTCAATGATATTATATTCTACGAACTTTTGCCAACCGTTAGTATAGAAATCTTTGAATGTATCAAACTCAGAGTGGTCAAGTTTCTTCTGCCCAAGTTCCACACTCGCAATGTAGTCCAGACGATAGGACTCCTGCGCTTTATAAGTGAACTTCTTATAAAGATTTAGGTAATCAAGTTGCGTGATACCCCCAACATCATAAGAAATGTTTTTTCTACCTGCGATAAAGGTTTCTTTCTCTGTAACCAAACCCCAGGGAGAGATACGTTTCATCAACTTTTCACCCAAAATCCTGTCGATACGACGCACCAGATACGGCATATCATACAGTTCACTGTTCCAACCAGTCACAACCTCAGGAGTATTCTCCTCAATCATCCACCAGTTGATGAAATCATTCAAGAGTTCATACTCAGTTCTGAACCCTTTATAGATGACATTCTGTTGTTTGTTATTGAAGGGTCCTTGACCCCAGGTGCGAATCTGTTTGGTAGTATAGTCCTGCACGGTAATGAGGAGAACCTCCTCAGCGGCAGATTCAACGTCTGGGAATCCATTCTCTGATTTAACCTCAATATCAATTGTAGAGATTTTAATCTTGGTAGTATCAAACTTAATCTCTTCCTCAGGATACTTCTCAGAAATATACTGATAGATGTATCTATCGTTTCCGTAGATTTTAAAGTTATCTACACCATCATATCGCTTGATAAAATCGCGACATTCACGAACAGTTCCAGGTTCAACAGATTCAACATACTCACCATCAAGAGTTTTGTATTTGGTTTTCTTATTTGAGGCGACAAAAAGAGTCGGGTAGAACTTCTCTCGGGTTGCAAAATGTTTACCATTTTCGTAACCACGAACCAAGAAGTGGTCCCCGACCATCTGGACGTTCGTATAAAATCTCATTCTTTGATAAGTTTCAAGTAAGCTTCAATAACTTCTACAGTTGGATCAGCAATAGTAAGGATATCACTAGATCGTATCATATATTCGGATTGATTGGAAGCTTCAACCCATGGTGTCATGTTATCAATACCCAAGAACTTATAAGGTTTAATTAACTTACAATCAGGATCTCCAATTTCAGCATCCAGTTCTTGAACTTCACTGATTAGAACAGTGTCAATTCCAACGACTAAACATTTAATATTATTCACTTATAACCTCCGTTTCAGAAAGTGGTGTTGGATTAATTTTAGCATCATACATTTCCTTGATTCCAGGAATTGGTTCACAAATAGTTGCAACAATATCTGTTGTAACTACAAACTCTTTATCGCTGGAGAGAATCATCCAGGGAGTAAGAATAATATCTAGTTCATAATTAGCGTTCTTAGTATCACTTTCCATAAGAACATTTTTTTCCTCTGACCTCACAATCTGAGGTTGAGAAAGAAGATAACCACGAACTTGTTCTTCTTGAACGACTTCTTTAGCATCCGTAATCAAAGTTTCTCCAGTTTTTAGGAGCAATAACTTAACTGCCATTTTTTAAAATTTTCCTCTCCATATTATAGCAATAAAAAAGAGGGGCGTCAAGACACCCTGCTCTGCCAGCGTCTCTTAGCTGCTTCTCTCATTATAACACATAAAAAGAGGGGCATCACTGGATTTTGCCAGTTGCCCCTCCGTCAGCGGCGACGATATTCAGTTTTATTTATGGAGTTGTTAGAAAAATTTCTGCTGTGGGTGGACCATTAGGGTAGTACGCTGTCGAGGGTCCAACTGCTAAAAAGAGTCAGAGTGGTTCCAATGAAAAGAGTGGCGGCTGTTAAGTTCATAAGTCGTCCTCCTATTTGTACATAACTATCTATATTATACTGTATCACTATGATACAGTTCTGTATCAACCGCTGCAGAAATTGGTTAGGATTTATAGATAATCCTTTCTTTGGTGGTGTTCTGGGACGACTTTTCCTAGTTCAATAGTTAGAAGCCCATCCTCAAATACAGCTGATCTAACTTCCGTTTCATCTGAGAGGGTCCAAGATCTGGTGAAAGATCTCTGAGCCATTCCTCTATGGACGTAGGTTCTTTCAGTTTCTGCGTCTTCTTTTTTTCCTTCGACAAAGAGTTTTCCGTCTTGAGTGTAGACATTGATTTCTTCCTTTTTAAATCCTGCTAGTGCTAGTTCTAAGCGATATTCTACGTTGCTTAGTTGAACTAGGTTGTATGGTGGGTAATTAGTTTGAGTCTCGTGCAGCGTCCCGAGACGGTCAAAGTAATCTTCCATACCAATACTGTACTTATTTATACGGTCTAGCAGTGCTGGAAGGTCGGCACTATGAAACTTCATTAAGTTCCCCATGGTTATTAGCTCCTTTAAAAGCGAGATTTGTTTTTGTGATCCCAATAAGGCGATCATTATTAATTTATAATAGTTTGTATTATTTTTAAAGTGTGGTTTCCACTACCCTGCCCCCTTTTTGCTTTTAGTTACCACACATAAAAGCATTAATATTTATTCGGTTACTTCCACCTTTTTCTTCTTTGCCCCAATATTATACTTAGTTTCGAGAATCCAATCCTGCTTATCTTTATAAGCGAGTACCTTAATCTGATTAAGCGGAGCGATATCTTGAATTTTAGTGACATCTACAATACCAATAAGACCCCAATCAGCAAGCAATTGAGCAATACGGTTGCGGCGCTGGACATCATTAACGGTGAGATTTGCGTGCTTTCCATCTAACGCAAACAATTCTTTAAAGTGAACGAGATAATACCTACCTTGCTTATGAAGAATATGGCAGGACTGGTAAATCTTTTTTTCTTTTCTTGATGCAACCCCGATACGGGTCAGAGTTTCACGCACTTTCAAAAAGTCATCAGGTTCGTTGAGAACCACTTCAACCATTTGTTCAGGCGACCACTTCACTTCGGGTTCTTGAACCACACTCATTTTTTTCCTCCAGTGTCAAATTTCGATTTTATAAAATTAAGTTGTTCTTCGGTGAGAATCCTCAAAGCTTGCTTTGCCTTTTCATTACTATAACCATAATAACGTTTGACATAATCAAGGTCTTTGATTTTATCTTGTCGGATCCAGGGAGAGAATCTCTTCTTTTTCCTCAGACTATTTAGAAGAAAATCATACTGGAGTTTTTTGGGAAGAAAATGATACTGATTTAGTTCATTAGCAAACATTACAGCATCCAAATGCCCAGAGAGGCATCGATTAATAATATAAGGAGGATAATCTTTCTCAAGTGAAGGGTCTTCGTCAATCAGATTTTCCTTCGTCTGATTGATGCTGTTCAACCAATCCTTCAATTCCATAATTAAAAAGTAAAAGTTCTTTGCGTTCTTTTTGTTCTCTCATATACTCCCCAACGGAGCGCATAGTGTAAGTTAGGTCAAACTCACCTACTTCCCATCCTTGGAAACGATCTTTGACCAGTTGAGACGAATTATAAGATATGAGTTGAGGACCGACAAACTTATCACAGTTACCAGCAAAGGTATCATGACAGAAGGACTTGTGCATATCGCCCCGCCGTCCATAGAGGTTATCTCTAATATCATAGGGCGGGTCAAGGTATGTGAATACGTCTCTGTTATCTGTGAGGAGCTCTTCATAAGATAGATTAGTAATTTTCCAGTCTTTGATTATTTGAGTGTATCCTTGGAGTTTCTCAATTCCTCGCATTGAGAAGTTTGCATAAGATGCCTGCCTGCTAAAGGATGAGGACTCAGTGAGACCAGAAAAAGAGCACTTGTTAATAACGTAGAAAGCACAAGCGCGATATAGAGGGGAAATGGAATTGTCATTTACTAGTTCCTTTGCTTCTAAGAATAGTCCTTTTGCAGAACCTTCATCAGGAAAACGAGATTTGAGTTCTTGCAGTCTTTTATAGAGTTTATATCCATCATCCTGCAAGGTCTTCCAGAAGTTAACCAAAGGTTCATAACGATCATTTACCCAAACATCAAGATGTGGATACTTTTTAGTTACATGAATAGCAACACTACCACCACCTAGAAAAGGTTCACGATACTCTTTATAATCGCGAAGGTCTGGAATATATTGATCCAGTTTTGTGCAAGCGCGGGATTTACCCCCCGGGTAGCGCAATGGTGTTTTCAGGGATTTCATAATCTTTAGGATGATACTTCAAAAATTCCCAGAAGGTCATCTTCATTTCTTTCTGGGTCATACCACAATGTTTTGCGGCAGCAGGTAAAGTCATTTTAGCACGAAACAGTGCTTCATTGGCTTCGTTAACAAGTTCTGGTGTTGTTTTAACTTTTGGTTCCACCAGTTTAGTTTTATCGATAACCAGAAGAGTCATCTTATTCATCCAGTTCAGCAGTAAGTGTATGAAAAAATCGGTCGACACTTTGTGCCATCAATCGATATCCAGTGCCAACATAAAGTTGCCCAGCAAGAACAGACACTGTAGCAATGCCCCAGAAGTAATAATACATTCTGGACTTAACTTGATGATGTTTGTTTTTCATCGGAAAGTACACTCCACCATAATTTCAGTTAGACAAGCAAGCATATTTATTTCTTGGTCTGCTACGAACGCAGACTGATACTGATACTTAGCAAGCACGAGCACAGCAGCAGGAACGCTATTGTTTTCAAGGGATGTATAACAAGCATCGTAAATACGCCGCATAAGTACAGTAGTATCATTGTCCATGTTAGATACCACCCACTTCCGAACTTCAGGGAAGTTCTTCTCTTTGAGGTTTTTGACGAGTTCATTTACAGCAACATCAGAGAAAGTAGCAAGAATACCAGCATCAATCTTTCCACTGACAGAGTAACGCTGACACTCATTCAGCACTCGCCGCCAGTCAGGGAAGTGCTTGTTAATAAGTTCTACCAGGACCTTGTTATCATATTCAACACCTTCTGCACCCAAGATTTCTTGGAGACGCTTGAAGAACTGTGCGGCAATGGTCTGACGATCTTTTCCTTTGATTCCAAACTCAACGACGGCACATCGCGAGTGCAGGGGTTCAAGGATTTTGTTTTTGTAGTTGCAGGTGAAGATGAACCTACAGTTACCAGCAAACTCCTCAATAAACGCCCGTAAGAGGAGTTGAACGTCGTTGGACGTGTTATCTGCTTCGTCAATGATGATGACTTTGTGTTTAGCAGTTGCTGTAAGCGAGACGGTCGAAGCGAAGTTCTTCGCATTGTTTCGGACAGTATCCAAGAACCGCCCCTCATCGGATCCGTTGATGACATAAACGTCTGCTCCAAGTTCATTACACAGTGCCTTAGCAACCGTGGTCTTACCAATACCTGGCGGACCAGCGAGAAGCATATTAGGAATTTCACCTTTATCTAGGAAGTCTTGAAAAGTCTTCTTAGTTGATTCAGGGAGGATACACTCTTCAATAGTCTTAGGTCGATACTTTTCGACCCAAATAAAATCACTCATAATATTGTTTTAGGAATAAACCAATAAGGTACAGATTGCCAATACTTCCCAAGCAAATATGCTTTATAAAAATCCTGGAGATCTTTCAAACCATTACGATAATCTTTTGGATAAATCGTAATGCTCATAATACAGAATACCACAACGTGAAAAAAATTTCCAGCAGGGTGATGTCCTAATTGGAAACCAAGAAGTTTGGCTTCATCATTAATACTAAATCCAAGACCAAAATGTATATGAAGTTGATCGTGGAGTTTAGTATCTTCACCTATTCCTGGCATCCAATTCTCTAAAAATTGAATATAAGGATCAGGTTCCATAGTAAGAAAATAGTTTACTTATTCCAATAGTAACAAGAAATGAAAGCATAATTACCATATCCCACATCCTATGTTTTATAAAGTATGGGAGTGTAAAAACATCGGCAGCTAGATGCACTATGACCCCAGACAAAACATTCACATAGATGATAGTGAAGTGAGAGCAAACGATCAAAATACATCCAACCACTCGCATATTATCCAAAAGTCGAGTCTGGTTCAAGAGCAATATAATACTTCAGATTGTAGCGGGTGTTGGTAAACTGTGACAAAAGTTTAGAGGAGACAACAACATCGTAAGCACCAGGAATGATTTTGATGTTCTCCACTTTAAAGTT